GTTTCCATGAGGGTCTGCTGGATTAATAAATGCACCATCTTTTCTAACAAGGTTATTATTTGGTATTTTACCATCAACTGTCCACCCTGCCCAATCTGTAAAAGCATCTGGAAGAAGATATATTAAAGCATTTTTTACAGCATTACCTACATCACCTAATACACCCCACATTTTACCAATTGCCTCTTCTACAGTATCAAACCAAGCTGGCATTGTGAATAAACCACCAAATACTTCATTTGAGGTTGGATCATATATTTTTTTTGCCCAGCCTGTTATTTTCGCTCCAAGCCATTCCATTCCTTTATTCCAATTTTCAGTAAGCAATTTACCAACATTAGTAAAAGTCCAATTTACTTCTTCACCAAAAAATTGTGCTTTTGTATCATTAGCAGAAACATTACCTTTTTGACCCGGTTTGTATATCCAATGGGCCATACTTATTCCTATTTGTTTAATTTTATACCAAACGTATTCAAAACTCTCACTTATAAATAAGCCAGCTCCATCAAGCATTTTACCAATTCCTTCACTTCCAAAATATCCAGTAAATGCTCCTACAGCCATACCTACTATACCACCAACGAGTGCACCTACAGGACCAGCTATTACTAGTCCAGCCAAAGCAAATGTAGCACCTACTTTAAATGCTCCAGCGATTGCATTTCCGAATCCACCTTTATCATTACCAAAAAATAAATCTTTTGCTAATCCAATAAAGCCACCAGATTTCCAACCATCTATCATAGACCTAACTGCCATAGTAACTGCTGTTACTAGACCCAATAACATCAACTTACCAAGACCAGGACCGCCTTTTCCACCATCTTTAACATCAGCGTCAACATTTACTTTGATTACAGAATCTTTTTTAACTTTTTCTTCTGCTTCTCTCCTAGCTTCTTCTGCGTCTCTTTTATCATTTGCCCTGTCTCTTGCTTCTATTTTTGCTTTTTTTGCGGCTGCTCTACGTGCCAACAAAATACCACCCATCTGCATTCCAAGCACATGTCTAATACCACCAAGAGAATGTACTACTGCATCAGTATTTACTTTAATTAAGCTTAAAGATAATTCAGCAGTGGTACCAACATCACTAGCTTCTACAGCATCAACAATAGTTGCCAAACCAACTTTTTTGTCTGCCATTTTAACACGGTTGAATTTTGCAAACTTCTTAGCAGTCTTTGCTTCTTTATTTGAACGCATGGCTCTTTCACCACTCTCGGTGAATTTTTCACCCATTTTAGCAGTAAACATGCTAGCTTTAATTCTTCGTTTAAAGTCTGTAGCATCATCAATCATTTCTGGTGAAGTTGAATCAAGTGCATCTCCAGATTGTTGAGCTAGCTGAGCAGCTTGATATTCTTTATTCTCTAGATTTTGACGTATATTAAACTGATTCTGCCTCTTCATTTCAGCAGCAATACTAGTTAGTAGCGTAATTTGATCTTTAGCCATTTTTCTTTTTCCTCTGTTCTTTTTCTCTTTGTACTAAATCTTTTACATGAGATATGTATATATCCCTTTCCCACGGTATCATATTATCAAGAGATTCCAATGTAAAATTATATTGGTTCATCATTATAAAATTCATTTCATAATAATTACCAATGCTTGTGTGAGAAAGGGCTATTGAAAAAAATCAATTAATCCTTTTAACTCTATAGTATTATCTTTCTTACAAGCTTTACATTTATACTTTAAGTCATAACTCAATTGTGGTGCTTCTGAAACTTTATCAATTAAAGCATTAAATTGGTCAGTACCTAAACTCTCAACAAATTCTACTAATTCTTTTTTGGTCGAATCACTAGCGCTGAATACCTCTTCACCACTATAAATTGTTCCAATACTTCTAGCAACCATATTAATCAACGTATCAGTGCCAGTTTTCATATCTTCTTCAGTTAATTTGTTCTTCATAGTAGGCCAGTTTACATCAACAGATATATCATCTGTTAATTTAACATGCATATCAATATCTTCTTCAAGACCCTTTACTATGACTTTTTCTAAATTAACTTTTTGTTCATTTATTTCTTCACAATGTTGGCAAGGTGGATTTACTTTAATACCTTCACCTACAGCTTTTGCTCTTAAATTTACAAATATAAATTCAATATCAAACGTTGTTAAAGATTTTACATCAATTGGTGTTTCTACACAAATTTTAATAATATCTATAACAGCGCTTTCAATCGCTTCATTACTTTGAGTTTCTAATGCTATTAGCAATATCTTCTCTTCTTTGACCACGTATGGTCTGTATGTTACTGTTTCGCCTGTTGAAGGCACAATCATATCATACTTTGGGGTTGCTATTCTTGGCAACATCATTATCTCTCCATTATTATAAAATTATTTAAAGACCCTTAGCTATTGGTTGTCTTTTAAACACATCTTGTGCTTTAGGTATTGATTTTTTTGGTGGACCATCTTCATTTCTCATATGGTCAAATTTCTTATTTTTATGTAATTTTTCTAGCTGCCCTTCATCTGTAAAAGTTAATTTAATATCTACATCTACATCAAAATTATTTATTTTTCTAAAATTATCATATTCCCATGTAATAGCTAATTCCATTAAACCATCAGAATCATTAGCTAATTCAACTGCTCCTACTTGTATAGGGTATGCATTCTCTAACAAAATTGTCTGTCCAGGAATTATATGATTAGATGTAGATAATTGTTGTAATGTCACATCAGTAGTATATTCATCTTTATACATTGTTTTATAATGATTTCCTGTCGTATCTATAATCATTTCTTGCCATAAATCAAAATAATTTTTAATATAATAATCATTCGTTAATAAGAATGTCATAGTAACTTCATCTGACACAACTGAATAGGGTTTTTTAGATAAATTATGATTATGCGTAGCTTCTGTTGTTGATATTCTTCTACCAGGCAATGTAGTGCCTTTACATAATAAAAACATATCTCTTGGGTCATTAATAAAATCTCCAGCATGATGACCCTGACCATCTATTGCATTATTTAAAAATGTAGCTGGGTCAAATCTTAATAAATTATTCATTGACTTCATTGGATGAGAAATATATACAGCAAATCTATTACCACGTGCTACACCACCATGACGATTAATCGTTGACTTCATTGTATCTATGCTAACTGGTAATCCCATTAGTACGCCCTCTTAGAATCAGCCCAAACTGTGCCAACATTGGCTTTCTTGAATGATGCTGTTTGTAAAAATATTGCTATGTTCCATTCTGCTGCATTTACTTTCATAATTGATGAATGTACATGCTTTGTTAAATAATGTTTAAAACATGGTCTAAAATATTTATATTTTTTTGTTGCTATTAGTAACTGATATGTTATTTTAAATCTTGTAGTTGCATTAAACTTTTTATTAGATACAACATCACCCAATTTATCTAAAAAGATTGCACGAATTTTAGGCGGTAAGTAATGTAAATTAATACCATAAAAACCACCTGGTGCTTTACCAACAACAATCGTTAATGGAAATGTATCATAGTAAGGCAAGGTTTGCTTAAGCTTTGGGTCATATGTATACATTACCATATCACCAGGAGAAGCTCCAGCTTGCTTCTTTAATCTATCATCTTTAAGCATTTTACTAGAACCTATTGGTCCAAGCGCTGCAACTTTTTTAGCAAACCAAGCAGATGCTTCTTTACTTCTTGCAGCTATACCTTTACGGAATGCTTCTGCTTCTAATGCATCAAATAAACTAGCCATTAAATTTCCTCTTTAATCATAACTATATTTATACTCTTTTCTTAAGTGTTTTCCATATTCTACGGCCTGTTTTTGTTTTAGAGGCTTTAAACCCCATAGTCATCGTCTTAATACCCATAGCTTCTAACTCTTTTTCTGTCCATATTTGAAATTCAAAGCCACGCTCCTCACAAAACTTATTAGCATATTTCCATTTAGAAGTATTCTTCATATATGTTAATGCTTCTGTTAACTTTTTACGTTTAGGTGGTTTAGTTTGAGATGATGGTTTAATTTCAACTAATAGAGTACGACCAGTGTCTGTTCGTATAGTAAGGTCAACAAAATACCTATGAGCCTTCCTATCAGTTGAACATATATAAGGTATAATGGTCTCTTCAGACTGCCACCACTTAACCCATGATGCTTTGTCTAAATATCTAAATGCATTACGTTCCCATAACGATCTATAATGTATCATATCAACGTTACCATTATATTTTTCAGGATGTTTTGGCTTCCACGAGCCAGAATATGTCTTTTTCATGGTAGTATTTATATAAATTCGTATAAATAACTATTATACGAACAAAGGAACAATTATGTCAGGAAGAGATTTAAATGCAGATTTAAATATTGGTGCAGCAAAAGTTCATGCACAGTTTAATAACAAAACTACACAACATTGGAAATATCCAGCGACTGTTGGTAATGATACTGTTATGGATGATATAAACTTTAATAGTCATCAATCTAGCGAATTCGCTATAGCACGATCAAATC